ACTGGTGCCTGGGCTTGCAAATCGACTTGTTGAGTTGACCGAAAAGAGCAGGCTCATCGCCATAAAACAGTGGCTGATAGCATTGATATTGCCAGAGATGGTCAAACAAAGGCTTTTTGGTTGGCAATATTGATCATCTTAGCTGCCACTGTCTTTGGCGTCATGGGGGAGACAGTTCTTGCCGGAACTCTCGTTTCAATAGATCTTGTTGCATTGGTTACGGCATTTATTGTTGGAAAACATTATTCTAAGCAGGAACCTGATCAAGATTAGTCTCCGAACCCCGGTTGATGCCGGGGTTTTTACACTAGCAAAGCAATATCAACATTTTTCAGCTGTATTTATTTCGTCAAACAACCAATTTAACCCATTCCTGACCACGAGTATCGTTATAACGATCGGTGGTTGCCTGGACTTTATGTCCCAGTAATGTTTTTGTATCAATACCCTGCGCGCGGTACAGTCGTTCTGACAGGGAGCGTTGTTCATGAAATGTTGGCGGAGTTTTTCCTGCTGGTGGAGTTATCCCAGCCAGATCCCGTGCTTTGGCAAAGTAGTCGCTCAGGTTGTCTTTACTCATCGGCTTTGGTTGTTTCTGGTGCCGACTATGGATTAGATATGGACTTAATATTCTGTCTCGGCACCCATCAATAACTTCTTTTAACGTTATCCCAATGGCATCACAGCGTAGTGTAAGCGGTAACGCCAGACGCATTCCGGTTTTTCCCTGGGTGATATGCAAGTGTTCGTTCCACACATCTGAAAAACGCATGTGGCAAATGTCATCACGGCGCTGACCAGTAACAATCGCAAGAAGCATTGCGTTACGGATAAAGTGTTTTTCAGGCGTTGCGTTGTAAATTTTTTGCCAGTCTTCCAGGGTGAGCCTGGCTCTAGTTACTTTAGGGATCGGTTTACGGGTAGCCTCCGGAGGATTCCATCCAGGAGGAACTTCCCCTGCATGCTGTGCTTCTTTATAAATATCAACCCATAATCCACGATTTACTCTCGCTGTGCTGACCATGTCTTTATCCAGCCACTCATCCAGTATTAATGCAAAGTCTCTTACTTCCAGTTCTTTCAATGGGTGGTTTCCCAGACGGGAAACCAGGTATGCAGCCATTCTGGCTTTTTCTTTGTGAGTTGTAGCTGCAATATCTCCATTTTTCAGTCGCGTGTCCTGTATTTTCAGATATCGATCAACCCATGCCTTTAATCTGATACCCCGACGCTTTGTTGCTGACGGACTTTCATCAATTTTGCGCATGAAATATTCAGCCTCTGCTGCAGCTATTCGCTGATTGGCTGTGGAAGCGATTTTTTCTGCCTTACCTTTGTCTGTTCCGAGCCCGTGAAATTTTCCAGTCACAGGGTTTTTATACTGGTAGTAAACTCTGCCAGTTCTGCGATCAAATTTTTCGTAAAGTCCGGCTACGTCAGTGCTGTTTTTCGTGGCCTCGGTGACATGAGTTAAAATCTCCTTCAGTGCATCATCATCGCCAGTATGAATTTCCGGCGCAATTCCTGTTTCACCAGGTCCAACAAATACTGCTCGGCGATCTATCAGCCAACGCCCACGAATTTTTTGTGGTCTTGGAACGATGTATCCTAGTTTTCCGTATTTCACCAGGGTAGTGTTTGTTATTGGGAGACTGAACCGTTTTGGCTTCCACTCATCGAGCGTTATCAGGTACTGTTCGCTCATGGCTATCACTCCGGAACGCGCCAGTTGCAGAATACCAACGACAACTGGCGACGGTTGAACATTAAAAATCAGCCTGACTCGGGATCAGTTTTTGCCAGATAGCTGAAACGTATTTTGCCTGGTAACGAGCGTCATCAAGTGCATTATGGCGCTCACCTTCGAATGGAATAGCCGTTCTGGCATCGAAGTCTATGGCTTTCCCCAGCTCAACGATTGTGCGTACATCGCGATCGTTGCAGTAGCGCCACGGGCAGGGGATACCCTGTCGTTCGTATGAACGGCGTAAAACCACGTTGTCGAAGTTGGCCCCATTACCCCAGACCTGAACAAAAAATTCACCGGAGTTTTCGTCGATAAATTCCCGCAATTGCAGTAGTGCATCATCTAACGGGATTTCATCGGTCATAATGGCAGACTGCGCTTCACGTGATTGCTTCAGCCACCATTTAATGACGTCACGATCAATGACTCCGCCAGCAGTATCCAGATCGATGGTCTTGCTAAATTCCGGTCCCATATCTCCGGTTTGTGGATCGAAAAATATTGCGCCTATTGAGATAATCGGGGCATCGGGATTTTTTCCCATGGTTTCAAGGTCGATCATCAGATGAATCCCCGCTCTGCTGGTGGATGTGAGCTTATGATGACCATTCACCTTAATTAAGGGATCTGTCGCCTCGCCAGTTTTATTATCGCTGGCGTGATGCTGATTGCCGCCAGGGTTCTCCTTGTGTGGATGTTCAGCGCCTTCCATTTCCTCCGGATCATTTTCCTGAACTTCAACCTGATTCTCTTCATCGAATGTTTCCTGGTATGTTGCGTCGCCCATCACAGTGCCGCAATCAGGGCAGTTACCGCTGCCGGTCTGACCGCAGGTGGTACAGACTTTTTCCGGTTCTTGTTGCTCTTCTGGTTCAGGCTGTTTCGTTTCTGGCTCGTTTTGTAACGCATTTGAGCTGTTTTGTTCCGCTTTCTGGTCGTTCTGTTCTGTTTCTTGCTGGTTCTGGTTCACAGAATCGCGGGTTTTAATCCCCTTCACCCATTTCGGATCATTCGGATCGCTAACCCCTACAACAAATTCACCACGTGATACTGCAAGCAGTACATCGGCGTCAGGCTGGCTGATATTGGCTGCCTGCATAATTTTGTTTACTTCGTCAGTGGTAACTTTTACCGGCTCTGGTTGTGCGGTCGTGTCAGATGCACCAGTATTTTGTTGTGAACCTGAGTATGTACCGTTTTTGCGGGCGAAATATTCTTCTTTCGTGATTTCAGTAGCCCCGGCAGCCAGCGCCTTATCCAGACCAGAAAGTTTGTTTGCACGACCATATTTTTCGCCATCCTTATCTGTGAAGAGGAAGTAGAACGGCCCCTCACGCTCTACAGATGGTTCGACTTCCACTTTGCATTCGATTTTTTCGTTGTCCGGAATTGCCGTTTCCACTGCATCAGTTTCTGGTACTGGCGACGAGAGAGTATCAGTTGCGCTCTGATTTGTTCCTTCATCTTCAAACACGCCCTTTGTCGCCAGGTATTCAGTGATGTATTTGTTCAGTGCCACGGGATCTTTGTGAATGTCGATCGGACGCTCACGGACAAGGCCAAAAATAGTCTGACGGTCGTAGCGAACGGCATCGGGGTGTTTGCGCATTGATGCGGAAATGCGCTTCCAGTCTTCGCGATCTTTGTCGATAACTTCATTTTTTGCCCAGCGATGGATGCTGCCGTCAATGTTTCCGGCATTAATATCGCCAGGCCACAGAGCGTAGGCCAGTTCTTCATCCAGCGTTTTCCATGTCTGCTTGTATTCGCGACGAATGGCGGCAGTGGCGGGGTTGATTTTTCCTGCTGAGTTTTCAGTGTGCTGTCGGTTGACTCTGGCGCGGGCAAGATCAACAACAGACGTGTATTTCCCGGTTTCCTTGCGTTCGGCTTCGCGACGTTTTTTCCAGGTGCGTAATTCTGTCTGGATCTCAGGCCATTTTGCACCCGGCTTACATTTATGTTTAACCCACCCGATGGCGAGCAGCTTTAGTTCTGAATACATGACGTTAACTTCAGGCATTTTCATCAATGCCTCAACGATATGCCCGTCGAATGTTGCCATGTCCTCCTGCAACAATTCCTGTGCACTAATCACCATATCAACGGTGATGTTTTCACATGTACCGAACTTAACCAGGACCGCGTTCTGTACTTCAAGGGACAGCTTGTCAAAATTGACGTTCATCGGATCGGATTCTGGTTCGACCGGGACAAAGGAAGCGCCTTCCTCATCCCAGCGGTTTTCCAGCATATATTCGGTATCCCAGGAGTCGATGGCAGGGCGGGGCATGCCGGGTTTATCCTCGCAGACAAGAAATTTATAAGCGCAGTCCTGAGCAGCCGGATATTGCTCCAGGAATTGCCAGGTAAATTTGGCACGGGCGCGACGTTCGTCACCGGCTTCAATGGCAGTGGCTACAGCGACTGCCCCTTCTTCCTTTATTGCCTGTTCGTCCGGAATGGCGGCGCAAATAAAGACTTTACTCATTTTGTTTTAACCTCATTACAGATTTAAGGGTGAACAAATCCCTGCCATTGCTGGCATATAAAAATGAAACCGGATATTAATTACGGTGCTGTTTTAAGTCCTGCCGGGATTTCGTTATTGTCCATGCGAATAACTTTATCAACCGGATAACAGTTGCCAGGAATTTTCTGTTCCGCTGCGGCAGCCATGCATTCTTTCATTGAGTCATGTATACCAATAACAAGATCGACTGGCTCGCCTGTATTAAGAAAAACTGTCAGAACGAGAGCAAATGCTGTATTCATTGTCAGCGTCCTTTTTGCATCAGGCGTAAACGGGCCAGCATTGAAACAATGCATATTTGATTTAATAGCTCCCGTTCGTGTTTTCTCTTATTAATGGCATCTTCAGTAAATACAGGGTTACTGATTCTGACACCAATTTCAAAACAACCTTCAGACGTATTAACGTTTGGTAATAACGTTTCCATTATCGCGTCCTCAACAATGAATTTTGTGATACGGTGCCTGGTGCCTCCAGGTGACGTTAACCAGTTAACAATTAACGCCGGATACAGAGAACCCACCCATAAGAACCAATACGGAAGCCAACTGGCCTTTTTAACTGTTCCGCGTGCGCTGAGCCGCATTCACCGCATCACAAAATTCACTTTAAAAAGGGCGGGTATCACAAGGGAAAACAAAAACGGATACCCGCCAAAAGGTAATCAACATGGGTTGTTGCAGCGGGGGTGTCACTTAAGCGTATGGTCAACCTGACAACCCGGTGTCCTCAACGGGGAAGGAATAACCCCGCCATACTTACCGCCGCGCCATTTCGCGGAGTGCCACAACCGGAAGCGCACAATCGAAGAAATCTAACGACAAGCCTTCTAAGGAAAAGACACCTCCGCCGTGCGCTTTCGCGTTATGCCCTGACTTTTCAGGGATATATCCTTTCAGTAAACTGTCAGTGCCGGATTCTTATCCGTGTCCGGCGCACGACAACACGCTGTCACGTGTGGTCTCCATTCTCAACCAGTAACCTCAATGGAGGATAAAATGTCAGACAAGTTAATTAACCCATTTACCTATCCATCTGTTGCAGCTTTGAACTTAACAGTTGAGTTAATTCGGGCTGGCAAAATGTCATCCCCTTCAGAGGCGGCCAATTCAGTTATTACAATTCGCAATATATTGAAAGAAGAAAAACAAGCCGCTATGGAGAAGACTGATAAAGAGCAATAAAGGCTTCTCTGATTTCTTGAGCCAGTTTTTTTTAGCTGGCTCTACCTTTTCTGTCCCCCCGTCCAAAATGAGAGATTTCAGTGTTTCTGCGGCGATTTTCTGAGTGTCTGGAGGTAAATCTTTAAATTCCATCGCCAACCTCATCAGTCAGTGTTTCTGGCTAACCAGCGACGCGCGCCAGATTCGGTTTTAAACGTTTTGCTTTTGGTATACGTCATCGCGGTGAATGTGCCGTCCTGGTTGGGAAACACGCCGTACACCAGAGATTCGTTGTTGCCAAGATCGATAGTATCCATGTTGACCTCATTTCCCCTTAACGCCGGGGGAGCGGAACTGTTTGCTGAGAACACCGTGCGGTGTCTTGATGTAAATAAGATTAGTCATGACTAACAGCGTGGTCAAGTGTTTTTGTTTGTTATGGCTAACATTTTTAGCAACAAAAAAGATAACACATTGATTGTGTTATCTTTTGTTTGTTCGTTGACGGGCTTTTAATAATTCTTCAAAGAGTTTGTTGAAATTTTTTACTCGGGCGCGCATCTCGGTGAGCTGAGCGTCCTGTTCTGATTCAGGCAATGCATTAAAAAGTTCAAGGAGCTCGTGTTCTTTGGGGGATAAAGTAACTGGATCCTCAATAGGTGGTGATGGTTGCTTGTCTTCATCGCCAAATAGAATCCATGTTGGCGAGCACTGCAGTACATTGCTAAGTGCAAAAAGATTCTTCCCTGTAGGTTCGCTATCATCCCGTTCCCATTGTGAAACCGACACATGAGAAATTTTCAAGGCTTTAGCAAGAGACCTTTGGGTGTATTTGAGGTTTTTTCGGCGATATCTAATGCGTTCGCCAATGGTTAAATTTTTGTATCCATAGTTAGCTAATGCTAAATCTTATTGACTATGTTTTTGTTAACATCTATTTTGTTAGTCATGACTAACAGGCAAGGTGCTTTAAATGCTTAAAACTGACGCGCTTTTGTATTTCGGTTCAAAAACAAAACTTGCACAAGCTGCTGGTATTCGTTTGGCTTCGCTTTATAGCTGGAAAGGGGATCTAGTTCCTGAAGGTCGCGCGATGCGCCTGCAAGAGGCATCCGGCGGGGAACTTCAGTACGACCCAAAAGTTTATGACGAATATCGTAAGGCAAAGCGGGCGGGGCGGTTGAACAATGAAAATCACCCCTGAACAGGTTTGTGAGGCTCTGGATACCTGGGTATGCCGACTAGGAATGACACAGGAGCAGGCGACGATATTAATCACGGAAGCATTCTGGGCTCTGAAAGAACGCCCGAACATTGATGTTCAACGCGTCACGTTTGATGATGGCGCGGTTGATCAACGGGCACTGGGCGTTAACCGGGTGAAAATATTTGAACGCTGGAAAGCTATCGACACCAGGGATAAGCGGGAAAAATTCACGGCGCTGATTCCGGCAATTATGGAGGCTATCCGGATCAGCGATTTCAGGTTGTATTGTGAAATTACTGACGGAAAAAGCATTACGTACATGATCGCCGGGTTAAACAAAGAATATGGCGATGTGGTGGAGTCCGGGCTGCTTTTTGCGGATCCAGCTGTTGTGGAACGTGAGACTGACGAGCTTATAGAAAAAGCTATTGCTTTCAAGCACGCGTATCGTCAGCAATACCAACATTACTTTGCAGATAAACAAATATCTGTCTGGGGTTCGTATGAGTATCGATGCACTACGATGGGCTAAAAAGGTGAAAACCGGCAGTTCATCCAGTAAGTCAGTATTGACCTGGCTTGCTGATATGTGCGGTGCCGATTTGTGTGCATACCCGTCTGTATCTGCACTGGCAGAAGTAACGGAACTGAACAAAAAGACTGTGCAGGACAGCTTACGACACCTGATGGAGATTGGGTTAATTGTTGATACCGGTGAGAGAAAAGGCAGAACAAAGCAAATTGTGGTGTACCGACTTATCGGCGTAGAAGAAAGTGTTGCCGAGCCTGAATACACCCAAAAAATGGGAGTCTTTAAAGGTGGGTAAAATTGGTGCTGTTAATAAAAACAGTACCGAAAATGGTTATGTTTCAGCACAAAACAGCCCCAAAAACGGAACTCTTTGCTGCATGAAAAACAACCAAAGAGATCCAAATTTTCCATTAAAGACACCCAAAAACGGATCACGGAACCCAAAGGAACCCAAAGATCTAAACCCCACACATAACGCACGCGAGAGTGCTCCGACCAGTGAGCGGGAGGTTTTGTCGTTACAGGCGGCGTCCCCTGTATTCCTGGATGGCCTGAGAGAGCCCATCGGAAAATTTCCGATGACCGATGACTGGTATCCGTCGCCGGATTTTCGACGGCGGGCTGCGTTGTGGGGGATGGCTTTGCCGGAACCAGAATTTACACCTGCTGAACTTGCCGCATTCCGGGATTACTGGAGTGATGAGGGCAAAGTGTTTACACAGATTCAGTGGGAGCAGAAATTCGCCCGTCACGTAAATCACGTCAGGGCGCAGGTTAAACCAGTCAGCAAGGGAGTAAACCATGCAGCAGCACCAGGTGGCACCGCATCACGGGCAGTTCAGGAAATTCGGGCAGCACGTGAGCAGTGGGAACGTGAAAACGGATTTATCAGCGACGGAAACGGCGTGGAAGCTGTGGGAACTCATGGGGGAGGTTTATTCGAACCGCTGGACCCAGAAGAACGGGGCCGCACCTTCGAAGCTCTGGATTGCACAGATTGGCGCGATGACTGAGCAGCAAATCCGTCAGGTCTGCCGCCAGTGCATGAACCGCTGCCGGGCGGGTGAAACATGGCCTCCGGACCTGGCTGAGTTTGTGGCGCTGATTTCGGAAAGCGGGGCCAATCCATTCGGTCTGACGGTGGATGCTGTGATGGAGGAGTACCGACGCTGGCGCAACGAGTCCTGGCGATACGACGGAAGCGATAAATACCCGTGGTCTCAGCCTGTGCTGTATCACATTTGCCTCGAGATGCGTTCAAAGGGGATTGAGCGCCAGATGACCGAAGGGGAGTTAAAACGACTTGCAGAACGGCAACTGGCGAAATGGGCAAAGCATGTTGGTGACGGCTTCAGCGTTCCGCCCGTACGGCGGCAACTGGCAGCACCAGAACGCCCGTCGGGGCCAACACCAATTGAGTTGCTGAAACAGGAATATGAACGCCGGAAAGCGGCAGGTTTTGTTTGAGTTGATAAGTAATTTTACCGGGAGGGTTTATGGCGAAACCTTTTACACCCGAACAGCGGGAAGAGCTGAAGGCACGAATTATCGGATTGGTACGTAAAAATGGACGCATGACGATGTCGCAACTGGAGAGAGCGACGGGAGCTGGCTGGCATTCGGTCCGGCGCTGCCTTGTGGATGTACTGGCTTGTGGTGATTTATACATGTCCGGGGTATACGGTGTTTTTGCATCAGAGCAGGCGTATCGTGAATGGCGTAAGACGCCGGAGAAAACAACTGACCAGACACTGATTCGAAAGTTACCAGACGGAGAAATACGCCGCTACGACAGACACCTGAACATAATCTGTCGCGAGTGCCGGAAGAGTGAGGTTATGCAGCGAGTGCTGGCGTTTTATCAGGGGAAATTTCAGGAGGTGATGCTGTGAGCGAATCAAAATGTCAGGTTAATGGCAATCAGATAGAACCATGTGCGGCACTGGCAAAAGCCCTTGAGCATGATGCTGAATACACGATGCGAAAAGGTCTGCTGATATACAAAATCTGGAATGAGAATTTAACTCGCGCCCCTGATTTGGTGATGTTGCGTTCTGGTGAATTTTCTAAATCACCTATTCGAGTCTCATTTTGCCCGTTCTGTGGTGAAAGTCTGAAAACATGGAAAAAGGAGATAACCAGTGAGCAACATTGACTATCAGGCACTGCGTGGGGCGGCAGAAGCAATAAAAATAGCAGCCACACCACAAAAATTGCTGGCATTTCGTATGAAAGCCACACCTCAGGTTGTGCTGGAACTGCTGGATGAACTGGAAATTAAAAGCAAACGAATTAACGAGTTAATCAAGGGGGGTGAAAACGCCAAATACGTGACTGAAATTTTCCGACTTGAGAAAGAACGCATGACGCTGGCGGCGGAGAATGCGCGGCTGAATAAATTTATCGTACAGAGTTGCTATGTGTTTAATGGCGAGCAGGATGAAATATCTGATGCGTATATCTGCGCAACAGACGGAGGTATGCCGCAAACCCCGGCTACAGATGCTTTCCTGGCTGATGTACGGGCGGTGGCGTTTAACGAGCTTCGCGCGGCGTTTGTCAGGCACGCAAAAGTTGCAGGACTGGATGATGCCGATACCGTAACGCTTAAGGAAGTGACAGAAGCATTGTTGCATTGTGCGGAACAGATTCGCTCGTCTGAATAATTAAATTTAGTGTTGTAAATAAAATCTAATCCTTAACCGGAGGTATATCTATGTTAAATACACAGAAAATCATTAATGCGGAAAAATATAACGAGTGGGTAAAAAATTCTCGGAGCAGATTTTTAAAATTACTGGTGACGAGAATGTGGCAAAAAATGAATTAGAACCGTGGACACCTGAAGGAACCGACCCAAATTATTGCTGGTGGCAGGTTGATCCGGTTGATGCTGCAAATGAAGCCATGAGTTACCACAACGATTAATGTCGGGAGGCCGCCCGAAAGGGCGGTAATAAAAATGGCTGAACTAATCGGAGAACAAAACGATGAAAAACCGTAAAGCAAAAATTCTTTTGACCTGTAGAAACGCGCGCGGTGTCCAGCAATAGTTAAAACTCAGTAACCGCAGAATGGGATTGTTCACAAACATGGCTGATATCGTGATGTGTTCTCTTAACAAACCCAGCGCGGCGCAAAACCGCTGGAGAAATCACGGTTCTAAGCAAATTAAATGGGAGTGATATGACTTTCCTATTCAGGAAAAATTATCCGCGAAAGAGCAGAGCAACAGAATTCCTGTTTCTAATTCTGTTTATCGTGTTGATGATACCGATATCCCCGTTAATACTGGTATGGGGAATCGGGAAAATAATTGAGCCAGTTATTGAATTGTATAACGACGTGGTATGGGCGTTGTTCAACACACTGCATAATAAAATTAATCCGTATAAGGAAAGCTGATATGGCACTGACGAAAAAACAACGCGCAGAACTGTGCATGAAGTTCGGTGGTCGCTGCGCTTATTGCGGCTGCGAACTTGGCGAAAAGTGGCATGCAGACCATGTAAAACCGGTCATTCGTTTTGATGGAAATATGCTTCACCAGGAACGTGACGATATATCCAACATGGTACCAGCATGCCACCCATGCAATCTGCACAAGCATTGCAGTAGCCTGGAAGATTATCGGCGAATTATCAGTGATGGTCGTCGTGAATTCCTTGCATCCGGGAAAGGCAAAGCGCTGGTTCGCATGGGATTGGTTGAAATGAAATCTGACCCGGTTGTGTTCTGGTTTGAAAAATATCAAAAAGGGGCTACGGCATGACCACTTTTACCAATAGCAAACTAACAGACGAATACGTTTCAAATGCAACGTTGATTCGGCTCATTCTGTGGGCTGACCAGCACAATAGCCATTATGTTGTAGCGGCTCTGCGCGAGCTACAGGAGCGCCGCAAGGCTGATAGTGTGCCTGTAGAAATCAACGACGACATGGCTTACGCATTTCACCATGCGCTTTCTGACTCATCGCTTGGCTCTGATGAAATCGAAGAAATTAAAACAGGGTTGCGTGCTGCCTTTGCCAATGTCACCGTCCAGCCGGTGCTGATAGTGCCGGATGAAATGGATTTGCTTACCTGCCATCTCGACGGTGTAACTGAAACATATGCTGATGGCTGGAACGCCTGCCGAGTCGCCATGCTTCAGGCCGGAAACTTTCGGGAAAATAAAGATTCGTCAACCAACAATTTTCGGGAAATCTCGGAAACGTCAACCAGCTCTCCGGGAGTTCCGGCTGGCTGGATAAGCTGTAGTGATGCAGTTCCTGCTGAATATTGCGATGTGATTCTGTGCGATGATCTCGGGAATGTATTCCCCGGTTCCTGGGATAAGGTTTTTTGCCTCACTCGTGGCGGGAATAAGATGGCTTTTGTGGACAAAGACGGCGTCGAAGTAGAGAGCTCAACTCACTGGATGCCGCTACCGGAACCACCGCAGGAGGTGAATCAATGACCTGGCCTGAGGCATTCACTACGGTAGGAATTGCAATGGCGGTGGCGCTGGTGGTGTATTCGATTTGCCGCTGGGGATAACAAACAAAAACCCCGGATTGATGGTCCGGGGTTTTTGAAGGAAACAAAACAGAAACAACAATTGCCGTTATCTGTTGTTACCATGGCAAGTAAACGTATCTCAGGCGAGCGCATTGCGCCGTTCTGACGCAGATAAATTAGCCTGGATAGATGGTGCTGGCAATAAAAATAGCGTTTTCTTATCGGTGTCGGTAAGATTGCTGCGGGTGCTTGAGGCTGTCTGCCTCGGGCATGCCACTGTAAGGCAAACAGAGAAAAGCCCCAGTTAACATTACGCGTCTTGCAGGACGCTTAACATTAATCTGAGGCCCAATCTACGTCTCACAAATGTAGGTTAGCCTCTTACGTGTCGAAAGGCAAGGAGAAGCAGGCTATGAAGCAGCAAAAGGCGATGTTAATCGCCCTGATCGTCATCTGTTTAACCGTCATAGTGACGGCACTGGTAACGAGGAAAGACCTCTGCGAGGTACGAATCCGAACCGGCCAGACGGAGGTTGCTGTCTTCGTGGACTACGAATCTGAGAAGTAAGAGTGACCAGGCGGGAGAGTAATCTCCCGCCACCTCTGATGTGTCGGCATCCTCAACGCACCCGCACTTAACCCGCTTTGGCGGATTTTTTCACGTACTGTGGTTGTGAATACGATTGGTATTAGGCTATGCTAACAACATTAGCCTGACTAATTTTGTATTGACTTGATTTTTTGTTAAAGAACAGGACGGAGAAGTAAGGGTACACCCAATGAGCTACGCACTAAAAAAACACCCGCGATTGACTATTCCCCCTCGCGATAAAAGCGTTGTGGCAGCTCCGCGCCCGGCTATTGATGAAAATTGCACACATCGTGAGCAGGTGAAAAATGCTTTCGATTTCGGTTTTTCTCGTTACGAGAAGGCAATGGAAGAACTTTCAAAAGTGTAATAATGGGTATTGTGCTCTATGGCTGAGATTGTTGAAGGAGTGCACTATCTTTCGGTTGATGATCTTACTGAAATCAATCGCCTTTTAATTGAGCTTCAAACACCAGATGAACCTGTAGGTGTGCTGAGTGTTGATAATTTAAGTTCTTCTCAGGCCCGTCCCAGCATGGTTCGATGGTATGAACAGACTAATGACATGTTTGTACTGGCATCGGTATTGATTGAAAGTCTGATTCAGAATCATCCGTTTGCTAATGCGAACAAACGAACAGCTATGATGGCTGGTTACGTCTTCTTGTTGTTGAATGGCTATGAGTTAACAGCACCAGGCGATGAAATCGTGGAAATGGCAGAGGGACTGGCCTGCAAAACCTATACTCGAGAAGATCTCGAGAACTGGTTGTGTTATTGGTCTCGTGCATATGACAGCCGGGAATTATGTAAAACAGGCGCAACTATTGTTCTGTATGAAACTATCAAGCTTAAAATAGAACAGCAAAACTAAAGGTGCTTCTAATGAAAACCCGCTTCGGCGGGTTTTTTGTTGTTTATTTTCGGTGAGCTTGATGCATCTGGTTGCACTGATGTGGTTGTCTGATTCTGTTATTCAGGTGGCTTATTGCTGTTGATTGGCATGTCTTCACGGCTAGAATCGAGGCTCTTAAGTAGCGCGCAGGGAGAAGAGGGATGGACCCCGAGCAGGGGAGTGCTATTTATCTGGAAGGATTCTGTTGATGAAAATCGAAGAATTGGTTGAAATTTTTAGTGAAGATGGCCTCTATACTGTGCGCGTTGAGAATGGCGCTATTGTCAGCCACTGCCGTATTAAATGTTTACAGTCTCAACAAAGGAAGAGTGGGGCGGCGTTAATTTACTTTGTGGATGGATTGGTGACGGATGGTTTTATTTTGCGTGAAAATGAATTTGTCACATCATTGCAGTCTCTGAAAGAAGCTGGGCTTAAGGCTGGTTTTTCTGCTTTTGAAGATGAGTGAATTCATCTACAATTCAGCGCAGGGCTGAACCCCTGCTGAGTAACACTGTGCCACCGGAGAAAGCCGATGGCGCAAAATTCCAGATCACACAATTCTGATAATCTCGCCGTCCTTGCCAGCAGGCGCGGGCGGCGTTCTCATGCATTCAAATCTGACTGGTTCCAGCATGATCCATGCACTGAAGAACAGGCCGAATGGCTGATTCAGAACTACCGCAGACGTGGTTACGAGTTTCAGAAAGACCTCAGCCTCGACTTCCGACACTGGATCATCTCAGTCAGACTGCCTTACTCTGAACGCCCACCGCGTCCGTCCCGCACATTCCAGCAACGGATCTGGAGGTAACGTGCGGGTATTGCTTCGACCTGTTCCGGTACCGGAACTCGGGCTGGTGGTCCTTAAGCCTGGTCGTGAATCCATGCAGGTATTTCATAACCCTCGAGTACTGGTGGAGCCGGAACCGAAAAGCATGCGCGGTCTGCCGTCCGGAGTTGTTCCTGCCATTCGCCAGCCGCTGGCGGAAGACAAATCATTGCTGCCATTTTTCAGCAATGAGCGGGTAATTCGTGCTGCCGGTGGCACTGGTGCACTGTCTGACTGGCTCCTGCGTCATGTTAAATCCTGCCAGTGGCCTCATAGTGACTACCATCACAGTGAAATCGTCATACATCGTTATGGTACCGGAGCGATGGTGTTGTGCTGGCACTGCGACAACCAGCTGCGTGACCAGACATCCGAATCACTCGAGCAACTTGCTCATCAAAACCTGTCAGCATGGATGATTGACGTCATCCGCTACGCAATAAGCGGTGCGCAGGAGCGGGAATTATCGCTGGCTGAATTATCCTGGTGGGCAGTCTGCAATCAGGTGGTGGACGCATTACCTGAGACAGTATTGCGTCGTTCTCTGGGGTTACGTGCGGAAAAAATCCGCTCTGTGTACCGTGAAAGCGACATCATACCGGGAGAGCAGACAGCCACCAGTATACTGAAGCAGCGCACAAAAATATTGCGCTACCACCTCACGCCCACCAGCAACAAATCCCGCCACAAGAAAAGACGGTGGTAAGCATCGCTGTTGATCCGGAGTCTCCGGAATCTTTCATGAAACGACCTAAACGTCGCCGCTGGGTTAACGAGAAATACACGCGCTGGGTAAAGACACAGCCGTGCGCGTGTTGTGGTAAGCCAGCCGACGATCCCCATCACCTGATTGGTCATGGTCAGGGCGGAATGGGAACAAAATCCCACGATATTTTCATGCTACCGCTGTGCCGGAAACATCACAACGAACTTCATGCGGATCCGCTGGCGTTCGAAGAAAAGCATGGTTCCCAGGTTGATTTAATTTTTCGTTTTCTTGATCACGCCTTTGCAACCGGCGTGCTCGGGTAAAAGAGGTTACTGATGCGTATAGAGTTTGTTTTGCCTTATCCGCCAACGGTGAACACCTACTGGCGACGTCGTGGCAGCACATATTTTGTATCAAAAGCCGGTGAGCGTTATCGCCGTGATGTGGCCCTTATTGTTCGCCAGCAGCAACTGAAATTAAACCTGTCCGGAAGGCTGGCGATAAAGATTATTGCAGAGCCACCGGATAAGCGCCGTCGTGACCTGGACAATATCCTGAAGGTGCCACTGGATGCGCTGACGCATGCCGGATTACTCATAGACGACGAGCAGTTTTATGAAATCAATATTGTGCGCGGACTGCCTGTTCCTGGTGGGCGGCTGGGGATAAAAATCACAGAACTGGAGTGCGCATGAATAACCAGTATTTACAGTTTGTTCGTGAGCAACTCATGATTGCCACCGCTGATTTGAGTGGAGCTATAAAAGGGCAACTTGAGGCCTGGCAGGAGAATACCATGTTTGATACAGGGCGTTACAGGCGTAAAAAAATCCGTTACCGCGATGAAGTGACCGGAAAAATGATAACGCGGGATAATCCACCAATCTCGGGGAAACAATCGCTAGCGAAGGGGACGTCAATTCCACTGGTCAGTCCGGTTGAGTTTTCGACATCATCGTGGCGGCGGGCTGTTCTGTCTCTTGAAGAACATCATAAAGCCTGGTTGTTGTGGTGTTACAGCGGCAGTATTTGCTGGGAACACCAGATCGCGATAACGCAGTGGGCGTGGAATGAATTTAATGCTCAATCCGGTACCAGAAAAATTGCAGAGAAAACACGAGACCGCCTGAAAAAATTAATCTGGTTGGCGGCGCAGGCAGTAAAAGCAGAACTTTTTGGTGGGGAAGGTTATGAATACCTGGAGCTGGCATTACTGGTGGGAGTAACAACCAAAAACTGGTCCAAGACATTTACTGTCCACTGGGGGGCAATGAAGCATATCTTTCATCGGCTGGACAGTGAAGCTTTATTGTTTGTGATGAGAATACGTTCAAAACAAAAGGTGACATTTTCACAGCAAGGTATTGCAAAAGTAGATTAAAAGGCCTATATTTTATTTGAATCTGATATTTTGCCTTTTTTATACACAATGGCAAAGCAGGCATAAAAAAACCTGTCTGACGACAGGTTTTTTTATGCCTGAAGCGCTGGTGGCTGTGAATTCGGGGCTCTCAACTTGCATTTTTGTAAAGCGATATATACTTATCTTGCGACCAGCAATGTTAGGTAAGTTGATATGAGTGAAGCCTGTTCTGTTGTTTTTATTCATTCTCCGTTCGTTGTGTTCTTCGAAGGGAAAATGCTCTCTTTGGAGAGCGGCAGTGCACTTCTTGTCAGGGGCGGGTTGGAGGTGTTATCGCCTTTTTCTGAATGTTTCCGGCGAATAAGCTTCAGTGAGTCGGCAATATGTCGTTACCTGTTGAGTTATGGGGAGAAGCAGGATGTTATTTTAGTCCGGAAAACGCCACGATATCTTTGCGTGAGTTTGTCTGTGCCGGAATTAATGAGCATTCTGATTGATAATATTAATGAGAAAAAGACCCATTCGGATAACTTGACAGAGATGCTTTCTTTTTCGTGTCTGGCGTTGTTTTCATCAGAGATAATGTGTTCGTCGTTTCTGGCAGGGTGCATCAGCAGCATTAGTGGCAGGCTTGGTGCGTTGTTTCATACCGACATTTCTGCAAACTGGACCCTGGGGGAGGTGTCTTCACGGTTATGCATGAGTGAAAGTTTGTTAAAAAAAGACTAAAAGAAGAAGATACTTGTTTCAGCGAGTTGCTACTTACAGAGCGAATGAGAATGGCTGTAAAGTTATTGAATCAATATGGCTGCGCCATCAACAGAATCGCTGCGCAGTGTGGCTATAATAATACATCTTATTTTATTAGTGTTTTCAGGCGTTATTTTGGGGTCACCCCGGCAGGTCACAGGATAGCTATACTCGATAAGACGAGTTTAAGTGATGCTCAATAATAATTGAATTTTGCAGTTATTGCATACAGGCATGCTTCGGCGCTGAGGGAGCCCCATAAATCAGCGCTAATAAACCAACACCATATTCTGGTAGGTTTTGGCGAGATGATTAAGAATTGTGCTCAGCACTGTTCGCCTTAAAATTAGCGGGGAGTGTCGTAAGACATTCTCCGCTAACGTCAGATACGAGATTACCCACCGTGTTTTAATGCTGTTGGCCTGACATCTCAGATGTAATCCTTTGTTTTCAGCATGATAGCCAATAAGCCACAGTACAATTGTACTCAGCGTCGTCAGTAGGCTCAGTACCAGCATTCTTCCTGCCGAACGACTGTAACTGGCACGCAGAGCGAACCCGAAGCGCTCGCTTTTTTCATCCCGGAAGTTCTGCTCGATTTGCATGCGACGGCTGTACAATTTCATGATTTCCCGGGGTTTAAAGTCATTTGTACTGCTAAAGATAAGCCACGGTTCTTTTGCCGAAGAACGGCCGTCCTTTATTTGTGATTTATGCTCTATACTGCAACGTGAGCGGTGATTCTTCCGGCCTTTTGGCTCTTTTTATGCAAATAAAATGGTCATCACACCGGGCATATTCCGAACGGGCAAGTGTACCCGTCCCCAGATATTCTGGTTTGCTTCTGGTCTGTAACTCCTGACGCCTGAACCAGCACTAACCTTTGCTGTCCAGCCGCATCTGGGTATTTCCCCTGACGCGACCGATAAAATCCCATCCGAGTAACCTTGTATGCCGGAACCATGCACTCTGGAAACCCGCATAGGTAACTATTATGACTCTGGCCACAGGGTTTACGGCCTCGGCAAGAGCATCCAGGAAGTTTTTTTGTATCTGCGAGTTCTGCTGTTTTTCTGACGGGGCTATCCAGCTTAACAGGGGAAGCGAGCGTCCATCGCAGAGCAGGCTGGCGCGGCGCACATGATGCTTCTGAGATGGATATCCACTCCAGTCAGCGGCGATGACACAAAGAGATAGCTGGCCAGTCAGCATGGCAATAACATTACCGAAAATCAGTGGGATATCGCGGTGAAGAGATTCATTACCGAGCAGTCGGTCAACGCGTTTGATTTTATTTTTGATCTGAGCCGGGCCGGGTAAATAACGCCCGATGCTGGTCAGCGTCAGTGATGCGCCATTGATGAGAGCGATGGTGGCATCCAGCAAAGCATTTTGTCGGTATTTGTGAAACGGTGCTAACGCATCGTGGAAAAAATTCTGACATGCTTGTCGAGCAGGCATAGAAGTGATCTCATTGAATTGGTTGCACAAATCAGTAGATCACAAAACTCTATGCCTGTCTTTTTTTACCCGCCCATTACTGGGGATTTCTCAGCGCCGCCGGACGGGTTTTTATACCCGAAAAAGACACAGAACGTTAAATGTGATGGCGATTGTGCTATGAGTTTTTCCTGATATGAAGCCTCTTGACTACATGGGAATTTATTTGTTAAGCAACATGTTGTTGTGTTTTTATGGTGTTAATAATGTTAATGGTGTTGCTATGGATGACCGTACTCTGCTCAGGCACTCTTCACTTTTTGTTGCTTATATGGGTTGTCTTGGATGGGGAAGCGCTTACTTCTACGGCTGGGGGACTTCCTTTTACTATGGTTTCCCATGGTGGGTTGTTGGGGCTGATGTTGATGATGTAGCCAGAAGCCTTTTTTATGCTGTTACAGTTATTGTTATATTCCTGATTGGATGGGGAACAGGTGTTGTTTTCTTCCTGGGGATCAAGCAAAAAAATAATGTGCTGGATCTGAGTTTTATCAGACTTTTTCTGGCGATATTGCTGCTTTTTGTTCCTCCCGCTCTGGAGTTTTTGGTAATTCATCGACACGTTGCGCCAGATGCGCTGGTTTTATGCGTTATTGCTGCCTTAATAATTACGCTTTTTGTCAGGTCCGGAAGAAGACTTATTTCAGTCAAATGTTTTTCGGAGGTGTCTTTTATTCGTCATCACTGGATTGAGTGTATGATGGTCGGATTCATGATCTATTTCTGGGGATTTTCACTTATTGCCGGTTGGTACAAACCCCAGTTTAAGAATGAATATCAGATGCTCCACTATGAGAATGTCTGGTATTACGTTCTTGCACGCTATGATGATCGGCTGGTTTTGTCTAAATCGTACAGTAATGTGAGTTCTACATTCGTTATACTTAATAGCAGGCAGATTGATGACTTCGAAATTAATGCAGTCAGAGTGCGTTAATATTGTCTGAGTAACTTTGTATTGACCTCTCAGATGAGTAGGCCAATGTGCAGGATTTAATCAGAGAGGGGTATTGCAGAGCGAAACGGGCATAAGTACTATTCTGCACACGGCCCTTTAGCTCAGTGGTGAGAGCGAGCGACTCATAATCGCCAGGTCGCTGGTTCAAATCCAGCAAGGGCCACCAGTCGCCACCAGTTCATCAGGAAAGAGCGTCCCCCCTTTAAGTGGAGTGTGCGAGGTTCTGGTAGCCGGTGGTGGTTCTGAGCCGACTTAGCTCAGTAGGTAGAGCAACTGACTTGTAATCAGTAGGTCACCAGTTCGATTCCGGTAGTCGGCACCATATGCGGGTATCGTATAATGGCTATTATCTCAGCCTTCCAAGCTGATGATGCGGGTTCGATTCCCGCTACCCGTTCCAGAGAAACAAGCCTTATTGTATCGTGGCACTGGCGTATTTTTTATTACGTGGGGTGGGTTGTTTTAAAAAGACATTCTGTTCTCTGACTATGATTTGAGGTCGGTTGTAGTCACAGTGCTGATTTTTTTACGGCAGCAGAATGGTGCATTATCGGTGGCGATTTTGTATTTCCTGGCAGGGTCGGTGATGCATCATTCTGGTGTTGTAAAAGCACCGCAGAGGCGTTCCTCAGTGTGAGGGTGGTTTAAAGAGTCGGTTTAGCGGGAAACCACAGTATCCATACAGCACGGAATACTTCGGGAGGCACCCGACGCCTCGGTTTAATAACAATTAAAAATTCATCCCTTGCATTGACCAACCGCCACATCTGGCGGTTTTTTTATTCCTTTCTCAGGACAAAAAAAGACACGAGCATCCAGGAATACTCGTGGGACAACGTCCTTTGGATAGCAATTTGCGAGAGGGTGAAAAAGTAGCGCGGTCGTCGGATTAAGACCGCGGGACAAAGTCCATGAAGAATAATAAGTATTGGCCCCCTTCCGGGGACATGTTCATACTACTAAGCTTCAGAAGTGGTTTAAATCCTCAAATTAACCTTAATTTCCGATAAGTCTTATTTCATTTCTTTGCGCCACATCTGGTGCGCATCAAATAACGCCACGCAAAGGGCATCTGCGGATGCCGGTGCTTTTGACGGGGTTTTTTTTACGGGCCGCTGGTGGCCCTTTTTTATTTACAGGAGAAAAAAGTATGTCTGAACCCTTATCCGGTTCCGGCACGGCTGCGGCGCTCGGCGGGGCGACGGTATTCGGGCTGTTTACCGGAACGGATTTCGGGATTGTGTTTGGTGCGTTCGCCGGGGCGTTATTTGTGGCAACGATGCCGCAGGCGCTTTCAGCCTGGCGTGTGGCGGCGCATTTTCTGGTGTCGTTCATTATCGGCGTGCTGGGCGCAGAGGTTCTGGCATCCTGGCTGGTAAAGCATACAGGGTTTGACGGTGCGCCTGTCGACGCACTGTGTGCAGTGCTGGTGTCAGTGGTGTCGGTGAAGATTCTCTCGTTCATCCACCAGCAGGATATTGCATCGCTGGTGTCCGGCCTGTTCTCCCGCCTGCGGGGTGGAGGAGACGGCAATGTTAAGTAACATTCCCGGCTTGCTGAATGTGGCGTTATGCACAGTTATCGTGCTGACGCTCTTTTTTATCGTCGCCGTGATTCCAGACATAAACCGCTGATGTCATGGCTGGCCTGGTTGCTGATGCTGCTGTATGCCTTTGCGCCCCTCAGCTATCTGTGTGGTCGCCCGTTAGCAACGGGCTGGCTGGAAGTGTTTTTTAACCTGCTGTTCTGCGTGCTGGTGATACGCGCACGCGGGAACGTCACAAAAATCTTTCCATTGTTGAGGTGAATATGTCGGGTAAATTCAGATTTAGTCGTCGCAGCGAAAAGAATCTGGAGGGCGTTAAACCACAGCTGGTTGCTGTCGTTCGCCGTGCGCTGGAGCTGACGGAGGTTGATTTCGGTATTACGGAAGGGCTGCGCACGAAAGAACGCCAGAAACAGCTGGTCGCGGAAGGGAAAAGCCAGACCATGAACAGCCGCCACCTGACCGGTGATGCGGTGGATGTTGTTGCCTGGGTTGGCAGCCAGGTGTCATGGGACTGGCCTCTGTACGAGAAAATCGCGCTGGCATTTAAGCAGGCTGCCGCAGAGCTGGGAACTGCCATCGAATGGGGCGGGGACTGGAAAACACTGAAAGACGGGCCTCACTTTCAGTTGAAACGATAAGCAAAACAAAACCCCGGCTGCTGGAACAGTCCGGGGTTTTTAGCTTTCACGTCAAAGAGGAAATTGTGATTAGTGAGTACGGAGAAAATCCTCGTGGGAAAGTATAAAAGCTTCTTTTTGAGGTTGTCCATTATGAAAGGTATTGAAGTGGAAACTCCCGCGAGCCTTGATTTGACAAGGGCTGCGGCCTTTGCAATTCGCCTTGTGGCGGTCGCTGTTCTGATTTGGGCTGTGCGTTGGTGGTGATATGACGCGAAAACACTGGACACACAGAATGCCGCGAACGGCAGCGAAATGGGCACTGGTAGCGATACTGGTGCCTTTTTTATTGGTGGGATGCGTTAGCCTGGATAAGGCGCGCCAGCTTTTCGATACGGCTTCTCAGGTCTGTGAAATTGTCGACGGTGTTCGGCAGTGTCTGCAGAACTGATCACCTGTAATAGCAGAATATTTTGCTGAAAAATGAAGGGCGCGACAGCGCCCGTTAAGCATGAAATCCTGTCATTTTGTATATCTGTTAAATTAAATTTTGCATCCAGAACCGGTCCATAAGGGGGCGGGTAAGCCATAACGACGACGGACTTGTTGTGTATTTTTGTGTGGCGTGTCGCGGAAAGTACAGGACGTTGTTGTTAATTGTAATACAGCAACAGGTTTCAGGCGTGTGTGGAGATACACGTTCTCTATGTTGCATGAATGGCTTATATCAGCATTAAGTATGGATGGTGAAGTTTGATTAAAGACAGCAAAGCTGAAGAACTGGAGGCGAGAGGACTGTACCGCAGGGCAGCAGCCCGGTGGGCAGAGGTGATGGCGCAGGTGGCCAGCGATAAAGAGCGGGAACTGGCGGCAAAGCGCCGCTCTGAGTGTATCCGTAAGGCAGAACGTCCACCGATCAGACTGGAAAGCTACGGAGATGCACGAGAGGCCATCAGGCGCGCGCATATCAGTATGGGACTGCATAGTTCTGGTGGAGAGAAGTTCAGGGCGTATCCGAAGGGATAACCCCGGCGACAGTTTGTCATGCTGACTCACTGAGGCACTGGTAGCGATACTGGTGCCTTTTTTATTAGTGGGATGCGTCAGTCTGGATAAGGCGCGCCAGCATCCGGAAAGCATGAAATTCTGTGTTTGTGGCTACTCAATAAAATAAATTCTTTCTGTCGCCGCGAATACTCAAATGTTGATCAGCGCCCGGTGCGGTGACGGGCTTCGATATCAGGAGGCGATGATGGAAAAAACAGAAAACAAACCGATTGTAATTGGTGCTGATGCTGCTCCGTTTAAGTTTGAGTTGTCTCAACTGGTGGAGATGCTCATCAGTGATGAATAGGGGGAGGTTAAAGCCCGCGCGCAGTATGCGGATGGCGAAAACCAGAACTTGATCCACTACAAAGCAGCTGATGGTCGCGCCACGACGGAGTGGTTTGGTGAGCCAATGCTGGAAGCAACAGAAGATGATCGTTATTGGTTGTCCGGTATTTGCCTGCATGAAATTACCGGAAGGCGCAGTTGTTACTGAGTAACAGGCATTACAGCAGCCCTTCAGCGAGGGCTGCAATAATGTGAGAAATAAAAAACCGGTCACAGGGAGCAGCTACACAGAACCGGTTGGCGAAGACCGCCAATACCACCCGGGCATCGGTACAACATATTTATGACAATAGACGGTATTGATGTAAATGCAACGTGTGCATCAACGAAAATAAAAAACCGGCAGGGGAAATCCAGTAAAGATTTGCCGGTGGCAAAAGATGGCCATGCTTTTAACCTTAGCAGCAGAGCGACGGGGTGCAACAACGAATGTTGCTGGTAAATGGCTGAATGGCGTTTCAATGATGTGCGTCATCTTATTTGTAAATGTTAATGATAAGTGCTCTCATTTGTGTGGGTCCTTCCGATGGGGTGGCCTTGCCACGGGTCTGGGGACGCGCAAAAACGCGCTATTTATGAAAATTTTTCAGGAAAAAGCATGTCGGTACTTCTCGCGCATAACTATTTGTTTTTCTGATATCACATCAGTAAAAGGTCCGACATGAAAACACCCGAAAAAGGGCATTTTAAGCGTTTTCATGTCGGACCCTGTATTTGATAGAGAAATGTATTGTGAAAGTTAACAAAAGAAACTTGCCGAAATTTTCAACGTGGATCCGCGAACGATTGAACGCTGGCAGTCTCAGGGGCTATCTTGCGTCTCCGGAGGTAGCAAGGGTGTTGAATCTGTGTTTGATACCGCGATGGCAATTCAGTGGTACGCGCAGAGAGAAACTGATATCGAAAATGAAAAGCTCCGCAAAGAACTGGAAGATTTGCGTGCGGCTGCAGAATCAGATTTACAACCCGGCACCATTGACTATGAACGCTACCGGCTAACCAAAGCACAGGCTGACGCACAGGAGCTGAAAAATGCCCGTGAAGAAGGGCTGGTGCTGGAAACGGAATTGTTTACCTTCATTCTGCAACGTGTGGCACAGGAGATTTCGGGGATACTTGTACGTGTGCCGCTGACATTACAGCGTAAATATCCGGATATTTCACCGTCACACCTTGATGTGGTGAAAACTGAAATCGCGAAAGCCTCCAATGTTGCAGCTAAAGCCGGTGAAAACGTGGGCAGGTGGATTGATGATTTCAGACGCACAGAAGGCAGCTAATGCAGCCGGTGCGATAGCTACAGGGCTTTTATCTCTCAATATTCCGGTTCCACTGACGACGGTTCAGTGGGCTGATCAACATTATTATCTGCCGAAAGAATCTTCATACACTCCCGGACAATGGGAAACCCTGCCGTTTCAGGTTGCCATTATGAACAGCATGGGAAATGACCGGATCCGCACCGTTAATCTGATTAAATCGGCGCGCGTTGGTTACACCAAAATGCTCCTGGGGGTGGAGGCTTATTTTATTGAGCATAAATCCCGTAACAGTCTGCTTTTTCAGCCAACAGATTCTGCGGCAGAAGATTTTATGAAATCTCATGTTGAGCCAACGATCAGGGATGTCCCTGCATTGCTGGAGCTGGCTCCATGGTTCGGAAGAAAACATCGGGATAATACACTCACCCTGAAGCGTTTTTCCTCCGGTGTGGGGTTCTGGTGCCTGGGCGGTGCCGCTGCTAAAAACTACCGTGAAAAATCTGTGGATGTGGTCTGCTATGACGAACTCTCCTCGTTTGAACCGGATGTGGAAAAAGAAGGTTCGCCGACGCTGCTTGGTGATAAACGTATCGAAGGTTCGGTATGGCCTAAATCCATACGCGGCTCAACGCCAAAAATCAAAGGTTCCTGTCAGATTGAGAAAGCCGCGAATGAATCTGCGCATTTCATGCGGTTTTATGTCCCTTGCCCTCATTGCGGGGAGGCCCAGTATCTGAAGTTTGGTGATGATGCGACGCCGTCAGGCCTGAAATGGGAGAAGGGTAAACCGGAAACGGTGTATTACCTGTGTGAACATAATGGCTGTGTGATCCGACAGTCGGAACTCGACCAGACCGACGGACGCTGGATTTGTGACAATACCGGGATGTGGACGCGCGACGGCCTGGCATTTTACAGCGCCGGTGATGAGGAGATGCCGCCACCGCGCTCCGTCACTTTCCACATCTGGACGGCGTACAGTCCGTTCACCACCTGGGTACAGATTGTTTATGACTGGCTGGATGCGCTGAAGGATCCGAACGGCGTCAAGACGTTTATTAACACCACGCTCGGGGAACCCTATGAAGAGGCTGTGGCGGAAAAACTGAGCTTTGAGTTGTTGCTGGAAAAAGTCTGCCACTATGGTGCGCAGGTTCCCCTGCGGGTGGTTTACCTGACTGCCGGG